GAACGGATAGGCGCTAGCAGTAAGTTCACCAGCGATAGACTGAGTGATTGCCGTGTACAAAAGAGCGTTGTACGAATCGCCCGTGTTGACGTTACCAGCAAGATCCGAACCCGTAAGGTTCTGACCAACCATCGCCGGAGCGACGGAGCCAATCGTGGTACCACCCTGAGCAGTGACAACAGATACTCGCATCGCGATATCCGGATCATCGGCAACATACGCCATCGCGTCGCCAGCCAGCGTCGAAGCGGGCCAGTACTGCGAAAAACGCTTCTGCTTGGTCACCGGATCGGTGAAAGTGCAACCGAGGAACACGCCAACTACGTTAAGCGTGCCACCAACAACCGCACCGGCACCAGTCGAATAAGAAGTACCAGCAGCAGCAGTAATCGTACCTGCCCAGTTCAACGCGCCACTAGTCGTGATAGACTGACGAACAGCCTGACCACGGTTAAGGGCAACAAAATCACCATAGAAAATACTGGTCGAATAACCGTACGCAATCGGGATCATACGAGTAGATCCAGAGTACGGTTGACCGCCGATCAAATTGACCGGCTTAAAGCCGTAAGGCTTGTCAATCGTGGGATATGCCATTTTTGGCTCCTATAAAAAATTACTTACCTTTACCGAAGGTGGTCGTCGAACGGCGTTCGTTAAAGAGCGGCATTCTCTTGTCTTCGGTACGCATAAAATTGTTGTCAACAGACTCCACCTGAGCTTTGGCTTGATTGGCGTAATATTCATTACGCTGTTTAGTCATCTCTTCGGGAGCCTTACAGAGAACAAGACCGCCAATCTCAACATTGTCTTTGAAGCGAGTGTTGGTGCTGTTATCTGCCAAATGCATGATTTCCGGAACATCGGCGGCCTTTACAGGTTCCCAACCTTCACGGAACTTTGCGGATGCGTTCGTCGGGTCAAGCTGACCCATCATGGAGATCCGAATCCATCTAAACGTCCACCCCGGCTGTGGCTTAGGGGAAGGAAGCAGTTGCGGCGGGGTCCAAGCCTGTTTACGCTGGGCGGATTCCCGATTTTCTACATCGCGAGCCAATCGACTATTGTTAGCATCAACCATTACGGTTCTCCAGTTTCATAAGTTCTCGTGCATACGCTTCGGGCGTCAAACCAAGTTTCTTGGCGAGCGCCACTTGCGATGATGTCAGGCGGACCTGACGCGGCGCGGTAGACCGCGTAGCTGGAGCAACTACGTTAGTTGCCTTGCGCGAAGAGGATCTATCCTCCTGCGTGTCGGATCCCTCGAAATATTCGGGGAATCGCTTTCTAATTGTCGTATCGACTTTGCGGTAGTAATCGTCGCTTCGCGGATCGACTCCAGACCGGACCAATTTTTCGTGCAGCCCCAAAGCGAGAGCGGTCATCTCTTCGTCGGCACCAAACCACATATTTTTCTGCCTCCACGCCTCGGCTTTTGGATCGACGGCGTAAGACTGTGGCTGTGCTTGAGTCTGTGAAGGTGCTTTTACAGTATCTTCAGGTTCTTGTAAAGAGGGTCTGAAACTTTCTACATCTTTCAGTTTAAGCTTGGCGTCGGTCAGCGCCTCCTGCGCATCGGCGATCATCCCTGAGTCCCCGGACTCATAAGCGGCCTTCAGCTTCTCCTTAGCGGTAGCAAGCTCGGTATTCGCCGCCCGACTGACCTCATGGATGAAGACCTTCTCGCCCTGTCCAAGCCGCTGCTTGAGCGCCTGATTTTCAGCGTAGGACTGTTGCGCATAGCGCAACGCCTCATCCCGCTCCCGCGCAGCCCGCTCCTTTTCCCGACGCTCATCGTGCCAGACCTTCTTCATCTGACCGAGCCGCTTCTTCACCTTGTCGGAGTATTCCTCAAGGTCGTCGCTCTCCAACTCCTCGACAATATTCTTCGGAAGGGGGGCACGCCCGCGATCCTCCGGCGGGGTGTCGTCTTCAATTTCTACCTTGAAGTCCTCGCTCTTATCTTCTACTTCAACTTCGTCCGGAAACTTATATTCCTCAGCCATTTCAATGCTCCTTTATGCGCGGTACAAGCCGCGTGGGTCTTCGACAACTGCCTCTACGGTGTCATCATTGATGATGCGCCACTCCGTACCGTGGATCTTCAGGCGGGTGCCCGAATAAGAACGGCACAAAACAAAGTCCCCGGCCTTACACCAAGGGCCGTTGGGGAATCGCTTTTCATCCTTATAGGCATCCGGGCCAAGCTTGGCGACGAACAGCACGATGGTGGTCTGCTCCTCGACCTTGATAGTCTCCTCAGCCTTAATCAGCCCCGTATCGCCATACACCGTGTCAATCTTGGGTACCATGCACAGGAGCCGGTAACCCATCGGATCTGGCAGTTGCTTTGCCTTCTCCTCAGCAGTCAATTGCGTCTCTTCGACGTTGATATCACTCATCCAGATCAGCCTCCAAGTTCTTCGCAAGGTCTGAAACGATTTGATTTGCGTAGTCCAGACCCTGAATTACTCCGCAAAGGCGTTTGTATTCGCCAAAATCTTCCAGCGTCCCGCGAGCCATGTGGTCGAGGACGGTTGTTCGCTGTTCAGCGATTTTCGAGTGCAGGTAGTCAATCCCATCTGAGTATCCACTCATTCCTTCTTACCCTTTGATTTAGCGGCCTTTTCAGCCGATCTTTGCTGCTCACGCTGAGCGTTAAATTGCGCAAGTTGCGATTCAAGCGAGGCCATTTTGTGAAGATGGTCAAGCTCTTGCTGATCCTTCTTGTGGCTATGCTCGGCTCCCGCACGGAACCCTTCATAGTCCATTTGCCGTGATTTGTGGCCGTGGTCACGCGCATTCTGGCGCTGCTGCTCCTCAAGAATGTCTGCTTTGTGGGCGGCATCCACCATGCTTTTGCGCTCATTGAGCGTAGAGTTGATGTACAACTCCTTCTCTTTCAGGTCGATCTCATCGGACTTAGCCGAGGCGTCAACCACGTCCTTCTGGGCCTTGCGCTGCTGCTCGGCCATCTTGATCTGCATCTCCTGCATCTTCACCTGCGCATCGACCTGTGCCCGCTGGCCTTCGATATCAGCCAACTGCTTCTTGATTTGCAGGTCCATCTGTTGCAGTTGCAGGAGCGGATCCTGTGCCTGTTGCTGGGCTTGCTGTTGCTGGGCTTCAGCCACGTCTTTTTGCAGCAGCTTGGCCGCTGCCTGAGCCGCCATCTGAGACAGTTGAACCTCCATTTCAGGCGACAAATGCCCCAACTCCTCATCATCTCCGTCAAAGTCTGGGGGAGGCGGCAGGGTGGCACCCAACTGCTTTTCGATCTCTTTGCGGTACTGGAACGCCACATGCTCCATGATATGAGCCGAGGCTGCGCCCATAATGGCTTGGGCGTTGGGATTTTGTCCCACGATTGCGGCAATCTTCGGATCCTGCATGGCAGACATATGCACCTGCAAATGCGCCTCATGGTCTTGGTACAGGAACGCTTTGACCGGGAGACTGCGCAGGATCGCCATGTTCTCCGATACCGGATCAAGCGGCTTCATATCGTCTGTATCTGGGATGATCTTGCTTGCGTTCTTGATCCCCAGCACTTCGATCATTTGCCGGTGAAGAATCTTGAGGTCATAGATGTCAGGCGCTGTCTGAGCAAGCTGATGGACGGCTTGATACTGCACAACTTTCTGTGCCAACGTTGCAGCGTTAGGATCTGAGACGGGAAGTACGTCAACATGGTCATAATCACTTCGACGCGCACCAGCAGCCCCAACTTCTGGCTCATAGGAATATTTCTCCGGAGTGTTGTCGCGAATGATCTCAGCAAGGAGCTTGAACTCCTGCTTCATGGTGTGATGCACGCGGGCCTGTACCGCAGAGATGACCTTCATCGTCCGTTCAAGAATGGCAAGGGTCGTGCCGACCGGAGCCTGTGCCCCCATGTCCGAGACTTGAAGATCCGACGCCGCTGCGAACTGCCGCCCATCGGCAACAATCTTGTCCATCAGGGCTGCGAGAGTTTGGCTCGGTTCCTTATAAGGCAGGGGCAGGATGTTGTCGCGGATCGATCCGCTCGGCAGGTCTACGTCTCGGAACTCGCCGGGGGCGATGGGGGTGTCGTCTCCCTTGATCCGCAGTCCTCGGGCCTTGAGTCCGCCGGGGAGGTTTGAGAGAGTTCCCGCGTCAACGAGTTGTCGCAGGAGGGAGGTTGCGGCTTTGGTGTGCCCACCAATGAGATGTATAAGTCCGAAGGAATAAAATCCGAAACCGGGAATGTACCCATAATGTACGAAATGCTGCCTCTTGGCTTTGAGCTTGTCATCCTCCAGCCAATTCCTGCGGATTGCCAGAATCGTACTGGTCCCTTTTTCAATCGTCACGACATAGGGCAGGGCGATCCCGGTGTCCTTGCCACGCTCCTTGTCCTCGTATCCCGGCAGGTCAAGCTCAACGTGCATCTCAAGGATCTGAAACCGATCATCCATCGACGCCTGAAACCCCGTTTCAGTCGCCTTCTGCTTCTCCACATCGTCCATCGTGCGAAGCGGGTCGCCAAGGTCTATGTCCCTATAGAACCCTGCCACCTGAAGCTTGCGAAGCTCGTTCTTGGTCTTTCGCATACGGTGAGTAACGCGCTCGGCAGAGTCAAGGCTGGTAGCGCCATACGGGACAATAATGTCCTCCGCGCCGATGAACACGGCGGTCTGCCTACCCAACGATGGGTCGAAATAAATTTTCTTGAAGGCGTTACCGGACAGGCACAAGCTAAATAAAAGGCGCTCATGCTCCGGACGGTACTCCGTCATCACCTCGGTCAACTGATAATTAAGATCCGTCTCAACGCGCTTTGCCGCTTCTTCCTTCTCGGGGGTTTCCTTACCCACGATCTTCGTACGCACCGGCCCCGCAGCGGGGAAGGTGGCAGAAATCATCTCAGACTGGAACTTGACCGCCGCCTCTGACAGCAGGGGGTGAAACACACCACACGCTCCCGGCCAAGGATCGGTACGCTCCTCATGCTTTAGACCAAGCAGCTTCAGACCCTTGACGTAGGTGTCAAGCCACTCTTTACGGGCAGAGATGTCCGCATCGACATCTGCAAGCAGATCAGATGCAATCGACTGAAGGTCTTTCTCATCCATATCTTCGGCAAGGTTTGCGCCGAAGTCGTCTTCTTTCTCGTCAAGCACAGCCGGGGCGTCGCTTTCTTTCTCATCACCCAGATCAATCTGAATCTCAATTTCCTCCATGTCATCCGGCAGTCCCAGACCGCCAAGACCCATAGGAGCAGAGTAGAGCGACTTATCTACAGCCATGTTTATTCCTCAATACCATCGTGAGCCTCAAGCAGCACTTGCTTGAAACGGTCTGCCAACCAATACAACTCGGGCAAACTGTCGGTGCTTGAGGAAAAATATTCGTACCCGTTACTATCGTAGCCCATCACAACGATAGTTGTAAGATCAATCTTCCCCACTTCTTCCAGAACGAGCTTGGGCGTTATATGGTTCGGATCAGTGAAGTCCGCGTGGATTACCCCGCCGTCGATTGCTTTGACCTTCGCACGCTTTTTATCAGTCTTGTCAGTCATCAATAGTATCCTCCGGCGCGATAAGACTTGTAGTATCGTTGTGAATCAGGCTCATCAGTTGGTAGGCGTATAAACCCACCCTGCCTAAAGCGCATAAGAGCAAGGCTGGTTGCGTCCACCAAGTCATCGTTGCGTCCGGCAGGGAAGTCATTGCATTCTTCTATAACCTCTCGCGCCCAACGGCGATCAGGTGCCCACACTATACCTGATGAAAAAAGATCTGATATAGAATTAACACGCGAGATCTTATCCTGCCCTTTACCCGGAGTGAACTCCGCCACCGGCACACCCATCCGCCTAAGCTCCTGATAGAGCGCCGCGCCGTTTGACTTTTTCTCGACGATGAAACTGTCTGGCTCCCAATCCTTGTACTGCTCAAGCACAAGGGCTTTGAGATCGGGGAACTCCAACCGCTGCTTGATAGCGTCCAACAGGATGATGTTGTGGTTCTTGGTCTCTTCGTTATAGAAAACGCCCCACACCAAGAGCGCATTGAAGTCGGCTCGGTTGTTAGTCTCTTGGGCGGCGTCGAGGCTCATAATGATGAACTCGCACTGGGGTGGGGTGTCCTTGTCCCAGATTTGCCACCACTCTCTCTTTATAAGAGCGCCTTCCTCGGAGGTGGGGTTTTGCTCGTACTGGGCTTGCCAGTAGCGGATGTCCATCGACGCCTTCTTGGAGAGCAGTTCATCCAAGCTCCAGAACTCCGGCCAGAGCGGTTTGTCGTTCAAAATGGCAGGGAATTCAACCACTTCCCACTCATCCGTGCCTTCATTTCGGGTCATGTGGTCGATGATCTGGCCCGTCAAATCCAACTTAGACCACCGCGTCATCACCACGATGATCGCGCCTCCCGGCATCAGTCGTTGTACGGGTCCGGACTGGAACCACTCCCATGCTGGCTCAAACACATCTGGGCGACCTTGTTTAGCCTCTTGCTCCGAATGAGGGTCGTCAATAATGAAAAGATCAGCCCCGCGACCAGCCAAAGCACCACCGACGCCGATAGCAAAGTATTCACCATTGAAATTAGTGCCCCAGCGAGATGCCGACTTACTGTCTGATTGGAGTTCGACATTGGGGAAGATATCCTTATACGAGTCTGAACCGACAAGGTTTCGTACCCTTCTGCCAAAATTGACGGCAAGGTCGGCGGTGTGGGACGCCATGATGACTTTTTTCTGCGGGTGATTGCCCAAAAACCACGCCGGAGCGAGGTAGGAAATCATCTCTGACTTGCCGTGGCGCGGGGCGATGTTGACAATGACCCGTTTTTTCTTTCCAGACGCAATATCTTCAAAGATCTTCGCCAATCTTCGGTGATGTGGGCCAACTTTGTAGCCCGGATAGACATGTTTGATGAAGGTCAAGAAGTCGGATTTGCCCGCTTGCTGGATCATCTCGCTCTGATACGCCTTCAAAAGCTCCAAAGTCCGCCGTTTCTGCTCATCCGGCATGGTCGGAAGGGCATTTTTGATCTTTTGGATGTCGGCGGGGGTTAAACTGGGCATTTTTGGACGTTTTTTGGGCTTTTATGGGGTATTGTTCGTAACAACGGTGTATTCAATCCCCTCCAATACCTCTTTTAGCTCTTTCTCGACCTGTTCAATGGGCTTATGGATGATCGTCTGCTCTACTTTCTTTACAAAAGCATCCACTCCCGTCACTTCTCCCAATCCGCGCAACGCAGAAATTCGTGTTTTGACGTCATCTGTCTCCTCAACAGTACGGACAAACCAATTGATGATGTAGTCCTGATACTGAGGGCGGGCTTCTTTAGGCAGCAGCGGGAAGCTGTGCTGATTAACCATGCTGGCTAGATGCGCGATCACCGGATTGGGGTAGCTCGAAATTCGATTTGGCTGGAGTGATGGGATCGTCTCGGCGCTTTGAGGAGTTATTTGCTTCGCCGTGTCCCGTTCTTTCTTGGTAATGGGGGGTGGATCGCTGTTTGCCCCTGTGTACTTAGCTAGAAATTCCCGAGTTCGAAGCTGCGCTTCAAATTCTTCTTCGGGCGTGAGTTCAGGCAGTGCTTCAAACGAGATGCCTGTGTCTATCGGGAGACTAGGGATCTCTTCCTCTTCTGCGGGCGGGAACGTGATTGCCGGGGTATTTTCTTCCATAGCGAATGGAAACAGCCTTATAAAGTGCGCTGACGCGAGAATACATTAAGAAAAACAAAATACAAGAGAAACATAACAAATATAGACTTTACATATAATATCTGAGAATTTTTTGCGAAATATTTTTTGAACGATGCTTACTTTTAGTAAGGGGGTGGGTTTGGAATTTTGAGAATTTGCGGAGTTATTTGTGTGGATTAGTGTGTATCGTCGCGCTCGCGGAGTCCCAAAGCCAATTTGGGGGTACCCCCTCCCCTCCCCTCCCCTCTCCCTCATCCCCCATGTCGCCAACACCATAGATCAGCGTATCGGGCCGAATGTTAAATGGTTTAACAATTTCATAGATGTTGATGCGGTGGCCAAATTCCTATACTATCTCTCTACGTGGTCATGCCGGCCACGCAACACAGAGTGAGGATGAAGCAAATGAAGACGAAAACGAAACAAGCGCCGCGCACAGTAGACGTACCTGCGACAGTCGCGGCTTTTACTGTGCATATGGATGCGGGCCTTCAGGCACAAACGGGCATGCTCGCATCGCTGGCCGAACATATCGCAGGTGCGACACTGATAACTCCTATGGTTTGGAAAACTCAATATCGCGAGCCATTTACGACGGCTGTGGCGTCACGGTACACGACAGACGGCTCTAGGCGTGCCATGCTCTCGATGATTAAAACCGCCGTGATCGCGATCAGTAGCGGAGTCACGGTGGAGCCGGATGAGGGCA